TTCAGGAGCTTTTCCTAAAGCCGGTTCAGGAGCCGGAGCCGGTTCTGGTGCTCCTAAAGTCGGTTCAGGAACAGGAGCCGGTTCTGATGCTCCTAAAGTCGGTTCAGGAGCCGGAGCCGGTTCCGGTGGTGGTCCTAAAGTCGGTTCTGGTGGTGGTCCTAAAGTCGGTTCTGGTGGTGGTCCTAAAGTCGGTTCAGGAGCCGGAGCCGGTTCTGGTGGTGGTCCTAAAGTCGGTTCAGGAGCCGGAGCCGGTTCTGGTGGCGCTCCTAAAGTCGGTTCAGGAGCCGGAGCCGGTTCTGGAGTCGTTTTTAGAGATGGAGGAGGAGAATTTGGTTCATCGCCCCCTAAATCCGATGTTAAATCTGTTGATTTACCAGGAGATAGTCCTGTAGTTTGTCCTCTCCCTGATGAAAATAATTTATCAGTTTCGAATCTTGATGTACTTGGTTCAGGAATTAATGATGATGATGATTTACTAGCACCGCCTTTTTGTGGTAACCATACATTAGTAGGGGGGCCGATTGTTAGTCCATTAGGCATTTTTTGGTCTGATTCATAGATAGCATGAATAATTTTTCTAACATGTGAATTATTTTTTTCTTGATTACGAATGACTTCTAAAGCTAAACATTTGGATAAAACACATATTCTTGCTTCACAAATCATTAAGGCATATAATTTATCAACGGTTTGAATACCCGATGCCGATTCTTTTAAGAATTTATAATAAAAATCATAAATATAAATTAAACAATCTTCTTGAGGACAAGATAAACATTTCTTTTGACTATCCCATGAAACCTTAGATGAAATATAATCTAAATAACCTCTCGGCTTTGACGAACATTCTAACATTTTAGCACGAATAGAATCTTTAAAATCAATATTACTTGATAATTCATTTATAACTTCCTGTGTTCTTTGTTTCATGGTATGATCTAATAATTTACTAATACCTCTTTCATCTAAAATAGAATTTACAGAATCAGTAAAATATTCATCATATAATCCTGAACATACAACACTGTACCAATCAAATGTATTTACTGATAAATAAGGATTTATCATACCTAATTCCTTTAATTGAAGTAATTCAGGATTTTTTTCATTTTTACTAATATCTTCACCTCTTAAACTTGATCCTGGTATCCTCGCAGTTAATAAAATAAGATTTGATAAATTTTGGATATTTTTATCAGTTGAAGTTTCTAATTGTTCGGGCTTTAATTCCATTGTTTCTACCATTTCACGATCATCTTCTTTTCTATTAATTTCAGTAATAATACTCTCTAATTCAGAATAATCTTCATTATCTTCATCATTCATTAATTTTTTCATATTTTCTCTTTCTCTCTTTGAACTTGATTTTACTAAACTTTGTAATTTACGAGATCTTAAATATTCAGGGCGACTTAATACTAATTCAAAAAATTCAACAGTAGTTATACATTGTAAATAATGTTTAATAAAATCAGGTGTTTCTGTAACTACAACTTTAGGAGCATAGGATATATAATCTTGGTTTAAAAGACGTACAATATCACTTTTATCATTTATTTTACTAATTAATCGGAAACCTTTATAAGCAGCGGCAGCAACAGCTGTAGTAGCAGCGCCGATTCCCAAAGCAATTGGTAAGAAAGAACCACCCTTTTGTTTTTTCTTAATTGTTTTCTTGCGAGGTTTCTTAAATCTCTTTTTATTTGTCCTTTGTTTTTTGATCGACGAAGATTTATTCTTCTTTCTTCTTTTATGAATACTTCGTTTATTTCTACTCATCGCTATATTCTAAATAAATAAATTAATTTAGAATTTTAAAAATATATATTTTAACTAAAATAGAATAAAAAATTATCATATAATCTATTTACTTATCTTTATTTAAATTATCATTATTGAAATCATCTTTTTCATCAATTTGAATATCTGTATCTTCCTTATCTTGAATATCCTGAATTCCATCTAAAAACGATTCTTCTGTAATTGTTTCTTTATCTAATATTCCCATTTCAATATCTTTTACATCATTTCCTTTATCATCTTCTTTATCATCTTCTTTAGTATCATCTTCTTTAGTATCAATTACTTTATTAATTACTTTATCATCTACTTTATCAACTACTTTAGTATCAATTACTTTATCATCAATTAATAGTTCAACTTCTTTATTGGATTCATTTTTTTCTTTATTTAATTTAACAATTTCGTGAATAGTTTCGATAGGACTTTCATCTTTAGTATTTAATACTTTAACTTTTTTAAACGAAGATACTCTACCTATATTTTTTAATCCTTCCAATTCTTTAATAGAATTATTTTCTTTTCTTGGGGTTGATTCATTTTTGACTGAAATTTCACCTTTTTTAGGACTATTTGTTGTTTTTACAGGTTTCCATGTTTTATGATGTGATTTTTCAATAAGTTTTGATCCAACTTCAGCAATCATATTTATTTTTTTATCTTCTTCACTTGGGGCAAAGACTTTACATTTTTTAATACCATTACACATATCTGGTTTATGAACATCTAATCCTTTGAATGCTGATTTAAATTGATTGACAATTGGATCATCAATTGTTGGAGATTGTTCAATTAAACGATCAAATTCGGCACGACAAACTTTTAAAAAATCATTCGCGGGTTTTCTACGCTTCGGATCTAAAGCTAATTCAACAGCAATATTTCTTCCAAATTTAGACCATTGAACTTCTGATAAACGATGAGATTCCATTAATTCAGCATATCGTAAAAAATTTTGAAGAGTTGATAAAATACCCGCAAAAATATTCACACCACCTACACATGCCATAGCCATTTGTTTATTTTCTTCCGGAACGAAAGAATCCATAGCAAAATTAGCTGTTCCCGTTAATGTTGATAAAATAATTACAGGAATTGTAAATGTATAATTACGACAACGATATCTCTTTTCTGAACGACTATGTAACCACCGATAACATGTTGCTTTTTCTGACCATTCAGCTAATAGTTCTTCCTGTTCAGGTGTCCATTTTTGAGCCTCTAGATCAACTTTCTTTTTCTTGTCTTCTGGTTTCTTTAAAGTAGTTAAATCTGAATTCATTTATATACTACTAATTATTTTTTTTTCTTTCAAAATAATTAATCGGAATCTCCTTGATTTACAGATGGAGTTATATTTATAGTTTGTAAATATTCATCATCTAACATTCTATTTAATAAATTTCCTTTAAGACCACCCTCTACAGCTGAATATCTATATTGATTACAAAATTCTTCATTTTCTTTATCATTTGAATTTTCATCCGGTTCGGCATCTATACTACAACCCGATATACAATTTACATCTCTATAATTATCTCTATCATATGTAACTTCATATTTGCAACTATGTTCATTTGTAGATAATGTTACTAATGATGTTAATCTAGCATTTTTAGAAGGATTATTACCATCAGCATCAGAATATAATAAATCTAATCCTTTATTACCACTATATGTAGGTCTAGGTCGGGGAGCCTGAGGATCAGATCCTGAAGATTCATTATTTGATGAATAAATTAATACTCCTATTAATACAATCGACAATAATATACATACATAAGGTGATATAGATATCATAGTATTAAAAATAGTATCAGATATATCAGAATTTCCTGGTTCTTTAACTTGAATTGATGGGGTAGAATTACTCATAATAAATGATGGATATTAAAATTTCAATGAAATATAAAATTTGATTTAAAACTATAATCATAAGCTATATTAATATATTAATTAGTTATGGAACCATCTTCGTTTACTAAAACTTCTTTTTGTAATATTGAAATTGATAATATTACAAAGAATGAATCAAAACAATATATTTTAAATCAAATGAGTCTTTTATGTTCGGGCATTAAATATAATTCACGTTATGCGAAGGTATTTAATGAACAATTTTCTAAAAATTTAAATAATCCTCATATTTTCTTCCTTAAGAGTAGTGGAACACCTTATTTACTCTTTATGAGTCAAATTAATGGAATTAATTATTGTTTCTTTATTGATAAAAAAATAAAAGAAGGATATGATTATCCTAAAATATTTATTCTGCCTTATGAATTTTCACCTGAATTATATAAAGGATCACTCTTTGAATGTGAATTAATTCGTAAAAAGAATAAGAAATGGTGTTTAGCTATTAATGATATCTATTATCATGAGGGAAAATCTTTGAAAAAAACAATAATTATCGATAGAATCAATACTATTCATACTATATTAACAAATCAATTTACTGAAAATGATTTTCATTCAACTTGTCCATTATTTATCAAAAAATATTTTGATTACAAAGATATTCATTACGCGATTAATGAATTTGCTCCACAATTAGATTATAATACTCGTGGTATATATTTTGTTCCTTTACGAGTTGATTATTCAAATATCTTGTATATTTTTCCGAAAGAATCAAATCCTGTTGTAATGAAAGAAACAATTAAAACAACAAAATGTTTCCGAATTATGAAAACTATGAAACCTGATGTATATGAATTGTATCTTTCAAATGGTGATAATATTATCAAACAAGATATAGCTTTAGTTCAAACAACATTATTAAGTCATACATTATTGAATTATTTTGAAGGGAAAAGTTTTGATGATGAAATTTTAGTTGAATGTAAATTTCATGAACGATTTAAAAAATGGGAACCAGTATCATTATCGGATGGTCCTATTGATGGAATATAAACATTTAAATATTTAAAATGCCAGGGTTTTATTATCTTCTTTCTTTTTCTCTCTATCTTCTTCTTCCAGTACCTCATTCTCTTCATCAGATGATTCATTATCATATTTTAAAATAATTTTCATATTTTCAATAGCCTTTTTTATATTATCTATCTTTTTAAACAAGTCAAAGAAAGATTTCTCAGGTGTCCACGTGTTCGCGCCAAGACGATGATGATTTATACTCTCAACCACTTCGGTATGAATATAAAATATTAGTTCATCTAAGGTAATTTCGGAAGAAATGCCATTCTCTAATTTTTTGTAAATAATAATGTTTGATTCATTTAATTCATAAGATATTTCTTCATATAAACAATCTCTTAAGAAATATGCTTTCTGGATATCAAATTCAAGAATATAATCATCCATAATAATTCCATCAAACATTTCGTTAATTTGCTTTAACTGTTTAAATTAGTAAATCAAATTTATGTTTAAAATATTGATGGAATTTAAAATTATAGTGTAGGTAAATATGGAATTATTGTTATTAATTCTTTCTTTTCTTCTTTCTTTTCTTCTTTCTTAAATGATTTAGGATTCATTAATCCCTTGCATTCTTTAGTTAAATAGTTTGATTTCTTAGTTGGTTTATTTTGTGGATTCATTAATCCTTTATTAATATTAATTTGATCCATTTTATATTATATTTATTTTATTTATTATTATATAAATGAACGTTCCTAAAGTTTTTAATGATCTAATGAAAATGAAAACTTATACTTCGTTAAAAAATCATTATCTTATTTTAATGTTTTATTTCATGGTTATATTTATTACTAGCACAGTAGGTCATACTATGAATAAAGAAAATGGATTTACAAATGGTATGATAATTGGATTTATTATATCTTTATTTCTATGGCTAACGTATGGAAAATATATGGTTTAAAAATTATTTTTATCTAGTATTCCGAAAAGTTTTAGAATATTTTTTAACTAACTTAGGAGTTATTTTTTTACCCTTCGATTTTTTATTCAAGTAAAATAAACCACCTTTTATTAAGGGATATTTCCCCCGCCTTTGTGTTATACGTCGTTTTTTACGACTTCTTTTTAATACCCCTCCTCCTTTAGAAGTTTGACTTTTTGCCAAGGCCGTTTTTTTATCCCTGAGTTCCTCCAGCTTTCCCTTGTCCTTGTACAGCTCCTTGAACTTCTCCGGGTCCGTCTTGGGCTCCGACCCTTGTTCCAGAGACGCCGGCCTTTCCCACTTCGTTTCCCTGGTTTTCGTGTTGAAGTAGTAGGTTTCTCCGTTCGACCGCGACACTCTCGCTTCCCAGAGTGGTGGCAAAGTTTCCATAGCCGGCGCGGTAGGGCGATCGTAGGTGGATACGCCCGTTATCGTGTTCACGTAGTACTTTCTGCCTGTACTTTTTGATACAGCTTCAGACCAGCCCTCCGGGGGAACCCAATGTCCCCCCTCTGATTTTTCCGGCTTTGGCGGTGGCGCCCTTCTTGGTGCTTGTTTTTTCGGTTCCGCCCTTCTTGATGCTGATGATTCCCTCGCTGATAATTTTTTCTCTGGTTTTTTCGATGGCCCCCTTCTTGGTACTGGTTTTTTCGGTTGCGCCCTTCTTGATGCTGATGATTCCCTCGCTGATAATTT